TTGTTGTTCTTCGATAGGACGCCAGTACTTTTGTCTGTGGCCGTCATAGTCAAAACCCAGACCCATCTTTGTTAATGGAGTCTGGATCTTATTCTTATTCATAAACTTTGAGAAGTCGTTATTTAATGAGTGAGTCATAATCACATCAACACTTTCACATACCTCTTTGAGGTTAGCATTACGTGCTATGGATGCTGCTTTATGGTCAACATTAATAAAAGCTTTACGAATATTCAATCGTTGTAAGAACGGAACAAAGTTGTCCTGACAATCCTGAGGGTGTCCTTTGGATGGTACTGAATAGATGACAGCTAGGTCATAGTCACGATTAATCAGGTCAGCTGTGATTTCCCAGTCTGTTCCCATCATAAATTCTTTTTGCTCGATCTCAAGTCCTTTGGCTCTACCCCACTTCTTATCCATAGCCGAAAAGATGGCGGCGTCTGTAACCTTTTGCATTTGGATTGCGCACTGAGTAACACCACAACCTTCGGTGCCACGTCCAAGAATAATTGCAATCTTAGTCATATATGTATTCCTTGCATTCATTTAAAACATTATGTACGTATTTATGATCGTTTAGTTTACGATTTCGAGGGGAAGGATGCGGTAAGACAAAGTGATCAGCATAACCAAGACGCTTCATATAGTTGGATACCATTGAACCCCATACGATAATCTTATCATAGTTTTCAAGACTTGTACATAGTAAATTATGGTCAAACGTCTTAAATTTAAAATCCCATTCGGGATCAAATGATAAGTTGGTGAAGGAGACATGTTTGAGATCCAAATGATCCAACCAACTATGGAATCGCTTGTATGCTGATCCCTTTGACTTACTCACTGATACCTTTGAAGGATTCATTCCTACAAAGATAATTCTAGATTTCGATAAACTCATATTCAATTCCAGCTTCTTCAAACATAGAGGATGTCTGAGTGAAAGACTCAACCCAATGATCTGGATACTTGCCAAGAGGCATGACTACACGTTTGATTCCGACTTGAATAACTCCCTTAGCACAGTCAGAACAAACGGGTAGTCCCCATACGTATAGAGTCGATCCATCAAGAGACACACCGTTATATGTTGCATTATATATTACATTCTGCTCTGCGTGAACCACATATTTGTACTTTGTTTCTTTTACATTCATACGAGCAGGTGAGTCATTGATACCACGAGGAAGGCCGTTGTAACCTTGAGCAAGCACTTGACCCTTGGATCCGATGGCTACAGCACCAATCTTAGACGATGGATCCTTCGACCAAGTGCTTACTTCCTTGGCAAGGTTGAGGTATCGTGAGTCCCACTTATTCACAGGTTTCCACCGTAATAATTAATTATCCTGTCAAGTGCGTGAATATCCCGTACCATGTCTTGCCAATCCTCTTCTTGGTGTGGCTCACGATTGTCAATTTTATCCAACTGCTCTCTTTGTTCTATACAGATGTCACGACTTTCTTTTAGACGCTCTACAACTATAGCATCTAGTAAGTCATGCATAGCAGGTGATTTCATCAAGTTTTCAAATAAACTATTCATCTTTTTTCTCGATCAAGTTTTGTTTCACGTCGTACACTTTTTCTTTCTCTATCATATCGATAATTATGTTTGTGATGTCAATGTCTTTTTGTATAAAGAACATTTTTTGTTTTAACTTCTCAAGCTCTTCCTGATAGTACGCTAGTTCTTTTTCTTTTCTTATCTTAGTCTCGAGAATATCGGTGATTTGAATAAGCTTACTCATTATTTTACTAGATGGAAATGTCTTTCATATACGTGTAAGTTCTGTACTTGCCACATAATCATACCGGGTTCGATTACACGACCTTCAACATAACGATCAAGGTTGTTGTAGTCCCAGCATAACTTTTCAAGTACATGTAGCTGCCAGGCATAGTCATTCTTATAACCAAAGATGACATCGTTAGAACGCATTTGTACTACACAGTGGAGTAAACCATCACGGATGTAATAGGTAACAGCATTAGTGCAGATAAAGTCATTCTTACGGTTTTCACAAAACTCAACCCAGATAGACGGACGGTTATAGATCATCGATGCTCTACGACCATCGGGGTTCTCAAGTAACTCATCAAGGACCTGACCGTACTGATTGAAGTACTTATCAGACCAGATCAAGTGACCGTAGTTAGAATTGATTTCACCATTATCATTAGCAGAATATTGCCAAGCAGCTGGTGGGTTTCCATCTACTCCGTAAATGTCAAGAATGTTAGTAGACTGAGATTCATACCATTTGATTTCTGCATCAATATATTCTTTGTTTGGTGTACCAAAGATAGCTGGTTCATCAGCAATAAAGGAAGCACCAATCATTTCAATTGTCTTTTGGCCTGTCTTATCGATAGTGAATGCTTCATCATTCAACTCACCGATAAAGAACTCGCGTACATCATTTACATTATTCAGTTTCATAGTTTACTCGATTTGGACGATTAAGGAAGTCACGCATAGGATCTTGGCCATCGATGCCACCATTCATGTATGCAGCAAAGAATGAGGCATAGTTGATGATATCGATACATGAGTCTTCGAGGCTTTCGAAGTTAGGCTCATAGTTTGGATCAAGTTCCATAGCTTCAAGGACTGACTGCATACGTAGGATCTTAGCAGCCATAGTGTCAAGGATAGTAGCACAGCCACGTGGATAGTACATAGCTTGCTTGACACGAGAGTTTGGGTTCTGGTAATCATTACCTTTTTTGGTTTGTACTTCTGCAGCTTTCTGCAGGATTTTAAGTGATTCTTTCATATTAGTCTCCTTATGCAATAATTATACCACATTTTTAGTGTGTTGTATACCCGTAAGTTTTCTTATAATCATCAATCGACATTTGTCCCATTTTTCTATTGTGGATTCTACGAATCATAACTCCGTCTGTACCACCAAGTGAATACGCTACAGTGTGACCGTATTCAGCTTCGTCAATATCAAGTTCTTCACCGTCGATAGCGCATACACCACCTTGAAGTTCGAGCAATTCAATTCTTTGCGATTTTGAAAGAGTTCTGGCTGCTGTGTTGAGAACATTAGTTCCTATATCCATTTGACTAATAATTGCTTGTGCAACTGTAGTCATGCCGATTGGATCAAAATAGTTATTTAGCATTGTGCGATATTCTTTCTTTTGCTCTTCAGAAAAATATGTACTAGAGTTGCCAACAACCCGCGTATGAGCTTTCCAAAGTTCTTTTGCAAACTTTGAACGATCAACGACCTTTCCATTTAGTTCTCTATAAACCATAAGAAATGAAGCTAGTTTAACGTCATTGTATCCGCTTGAAGGTTTACAATCATACGCTAAATCTAAAAAAGATTTCAATTTTTTTAATTGAGCGCTTGTTGGTTGAAAAGTTAAATCATCTGTAAGATCATTAAGAATGGAATAATTTATTGCGTCATCAGCAACAATCATACCAAAGGCAAACGCAACCCATTCATCCCACTTACGACGTGGATTGATTGCAGTGTTAGTAAAACATTCAGGCACCTGTTCATCTTTATTATTTAATTTTAAGTTAAATAACTTGTGACAGTCTTGTCCTTCTTCTTTATATTCATAATATTTTTTAGTTTGTGATCGAATCACTTTTGCAAATGGTGATACTTCATGCGCCATAAGCATTTCAATATTATTGACTGGTGTTGTTTTATTAATATTTCTAAAAATTTGAGTTGCTTCAAGAGGAGTGCATTCATATACACAAAGTGTTTCTTTTTGTTCTAACCAATCGTTTTGATCTCTTTCATCAAGAGTTTTAAAAAATTCGTTATTGGCTAAAAATTTATTAGAATAGTAATCACGATAAGCGCGTGATCTGTGCCCGCCGTCAATAACTAAGTACTTGACTCCAGGATAAATTTGTTGTGCTTCTTGATCACTCGAAATATCACGAAGAATTAATGCTCCCATAAAAAAACCATTAAAGGATGCTTCTATAATCTTTTGTGATTTTGTTTTTCCTGGAACCGGAGGGCGCTGACCAATAGGGTTTGGCTCAACTTTACCAGAAATAATTAAATCTAGATATTCTTTACGGGACATAGTCATCATATAATTTTTCATTTTCTTATCCTTCCTTATTTGTAATCCCGAATATAAACGTCAAAGCGAGTAGCATTTTCGATAGGAGTGTCATAGTACACACCCCAAATGCCAGCGCTGTTACCTTTACGAGGACCACGCGGACGAATGCGGATACCTTGAGTAGGTTGTTTTCCATAGTAGCTAAGGGGATTGATTTTACGAGCACGTTTGATATAACCGTTACGCTCAGTAAGAAGTTTTTTTAGATTGGCGATTTCTGGATCGTTAAGGGAATCGACCGTAAAACGATAGTCGTGTGATGTTCGACCTTTATAGGTTACATAAGCCATAGTATAGTCTCCTTCATTTCCTATAGACTATACTACCACAGAAAAAAGGGATTGTACACCCCTTTTTTCATTTTTATTTAAATTTTTTGTATAATGTGTAAGCAATTAAAAATTGATAGTACCAACTAGTAATGACTAAGTATTCATATAGAAGGTTCTCTTGACCCTCTCCGTACATTCCTGATGCTGCATATAACAGCAAAAGGAAGTAACAAAGAATAGGACCAAAATACCAAAGCATTACCAAGAGCTGCGATCGATTGGTGTACGATCACGAATCCTTTGTTGAGCTGTATTCAACTCACCATGATTATCTTCATGATTAGGACCTTGCCATCCACCCGGCTTTAATAGATCCGGTAGTCCGAATGGATTAGGACGTCCTGGTTTAACTCCAACCTGTTTGTTCATGTTTGCTCGATAGATCTCATCCCATGCTTTCGATGCATCTACGTTGAACACATCCAGTGTACCAATAGCAAAAACGCATAGGTCAATTAGACCGTCTACGATTTCTTCTGAGTTACCAGCGTTCACAGCCTGCATAGTCTCGTGTAGTTCTTCTTGGCACATAAGCAGACGGAACATCAAGTACTTGTTCATAAGTACCTTGTCATCTTTGTTCTTTTCGAACCATTCATTTACACCATACTTCTGGTGCATGTCTGCCATATCTTGTACCCAATTAGTACTCATTATCATTATCCTCTGGTTTTATTGTTTTCTTTTTACGCAGTGTCCAACTACCGTTCTTATTTTCTTTCCAAGAAATAGTATCGCCAGGTTGCCAATCCAAAGCTTCCATCAATTCATCAGGAAACTCGAGCATAAGCTCGCCATTTTCATCTGCTTCAATTTCTATACTAAACATTATACCACATTCTCCTTGATAGGTAAACTCTTAATTCCTAGTGCCCAATTCTCAGCAGCATCTTCTACATAACGTAATGACTTGTTCGGAAACTCTTCTGTAAAGAACTGTTTGTTGTTCTCATCATAGTACTTAATGTATGCCATTTCATCTTTAAAACTAAAATGAATTTCACAGTAACCCTTTTCATCATCACTATAATATGTAGACAGATGCTTACCCATATTAATTCTCCTCTACGAATTCTGAGATTTCTGGATAGATTTTGGCAATGGCTTCTGCCACTGCTCGAGCCAGTTCCATATGTTCCTGTTGTGTGCCGTTTGCTGAACGAAGTTCGATGTAATGAATCCAGCTTCGAATAGTCCCATTGACGTATAGTCTTGAGACAGTGTTGCCTTCAGGGAGAATCGCTCGTGCTTGTTCTTTGGCAATTCCTCGGTCAATGGCTTCACCATAAATTCTTTTGACGTGTTCCAAGATAAACTTTTGTTGTGCATCCCACCATGCCTCCAGTTCTGAATCTGATGTTTCAATACTATTCTGACGATTCTTAGTGTCCTGCAATCGCGCTTGACGGATTACAAAATTATTATCACTAAGATCACGCACATCAGCATAGCGCTGACTAAACTCTTGAAAACTAAATGAGCGGTGCCGGAGTAGTTGGCGCGCAATATCTCGGGTGGTTTCGATTTCGAT